TTGGTTTATTTATTTCTCTAAATTTATCTTTTAATTTCTCTAATTTAACTGATCTTTCTTCGAATTGCGAACTAAGATTGAAATTGGGTTTTATTGTATATTCATTTAGAATTTCATTTTTATTTTTTTTTAATGTTTTGTTATATTGTCTCCAAGTAGGTTTTTTACCTCCTTTTAAACAACCGTGTGGTGGGTCAGGTAGTATAGAATTAATACCATCATTACTGTTACGGCTATTACTACTGTTACTACTATTACTACTGTTACGACTATTCATCGGGTTAATATCTATTTTATTATCATTTGTTTGAGACATAAATCCAGCTTGTTGTGTTGATTTTTTAAGAGTTCTATTTTGTCTTTTTTCCTTCTTTTTTTGTTTTTTTTGTTTTTTTTGTTTTTTCTTTTTTTTCATATCTTCAAGATAAGACAGCGTTTCCTGGAATTCATTTTTAAATGTATTATTTTCTTTTTCATGATCGATTATCTCTTTATCCTTTTCTTTTTTTTGATGAGCTTTTATTTTGGCAATTAGTTTTTTTTTAATGTCGTTTGGTTTTAATTTATTTTTAAATGATGGTTTTTTCTTTTTCTTTTTTTCTTTTTTACCTCCAATTTTGAAATAACTAGGATTAATCGAAATACTTTTTTTTTGATTCATATTAATAATTATAGAAATTTAATATGACATTTATACATACATATGGTTTAAAATGTCTTTTATACTAGAATCTTTTCTAGATTTTACTTCGTTATTGTCAATAAACATTTCAAACCCCTTATTTACATCTTTAAGTGTGATTGTAAGTTTTTTTTCTTTTGATAAACAAAAAACTCTGCGTCCGTGGGCTATTTTAATTTTTGCTAAAAGTGTTTCAATATCTCTACCAAAAAATTTAAAATAATCCATTTTGTCTATAAACCAAGTTTTAGTTACTTTATCATTTAATTTCCAACCAATATCCTTTACTTTTTTTTGAAATATTAAAAATAGTTCATCATATTTATAATCATCTGTATTAAATCTCCAAGTAAATCTTGAATCTAAACCTTGGTTATAGGAAAAAAAGCAATTTTTTAATTCCTCTTCATATCCTGCTATAATAACCATTAAATCGTCTTTATTATCACTTAACCCTTCACATAATGTATCAATACATTCTTTGGCAAAACTATCTCTTTTTTCTGGATTACCTAAAGCATAAGCCTCATCAATAAAAAGTACGCCTCCTTTTGCTTCTTTTATAACATCTCTAGTTTTTATTGCTGTTTGACCCAAGTACCCTGCAATCAAATCTGCTCGAGTTACTTTTTTAAAATATTTTTTACTCAATATGCCTAATCTACTAAAAATTTTTCCAATTATCTTTGCTGTTTCTGTCTTACCAGTCCCAGGTGGACCGTATATAACTGTATGCATAAAATCATTATTTTTTGTATTAGAAACCTTGTGAAATTCTTGTATAAAATATAAAATTTGATCAACAATAGAGTTTTTTAACTTATGCATTCCAATCATATTTTTAAGTTCAATTAAAGGCTCTTTAATATTATGAATACTTTCCATATTGATATTGTATTCTACATCAAATTTTAAAGGATAATCTTCAATTAATTGTAATAAATCATCCAATCCTTCTATTTCTACTTGAATATTAACCATTTTTTTTTCAAATGTGGGAGGAGGATGTAAAGGAGGTAAAAGAGGCAACTGGGGTAACATAGAAGGGGGCGGTCTAGGATAATATATACTTCGACGTTTTTGTCTATTTGTCATAGAAAAAACGTCAGATTTATAAGTAAATAAAGAAGATTTGGTTTCTAGATTGTTATTATAAATATTTTCAGGTCGATAAATTCTATTATATGGTATATATTTTACTAGTTTATTATTAGAATTATCGTCAAGTGTTTTTGTAAAATTTTCAAAATCCGTATCCCTTTTATTTTGTTTTCTATTTTTTTCCAAGGTATCTAAAATACTATTAATAGTCATATTTAATGTATTGTCTGTTGTTTTTATATTTCTTTGTGTATGTATTAACTCGTTATTACTATTATCTTGGTTAATATTATTTTTCTTTTTACTTTGTTGTAGGGAAGGAATATATGGGTTAAATACTTTATTGTTATGCCATTTAATTAATAATAAAGATTTTGATATATCTTTGATATGTTCTAATTTATTTTTTGATGATTTATCAGGGGGTTTAGTTGTCATTATATATAATATATATTATATTTTCAAAAACTATTTAGAAGTAAATTGAATTAAACATAATACATTTAAATGAATGATAAAATGAACCGAACATCTCAAAAACACATGAATGTGTTACCTATTGATTATACAAATTTGAATTGGAAAGTGATAGAATCATATTTTCAAGGACAACATTTGGAACGTCTAGTAAGACACCAGATAGAATCCTATAATAATTTTATAAATTATCAAATTAAAAAAACTATAGAAATGTTTAATCCTGTAACTATTCATTCAGAACATGACAAGGATGAAAAAACAGGATTATATTCGTTAGAAATGATTATCACATTTGATAATTTTCAATTACAAAGACCTCAAATACACGAAAATAATGGGGCTACAAAGATAATGTTTCCCCAGGAAGCTAGATTGAGAAATTTCACATATGCCTCTGGAATGACTATTGATATTAATATCAAAATCATAAAAAGATATGGTGAAAATATGGAAAAAATAGAAAATTTATATCAAAAATTACCAAGAATTCATATAGGAAAACTCCCTATTATGTTAAAATCTAGTATTTGTGTATTAAAACAATATAATCATCTTGATTCTAATATTACAGGTGAGTGTAAATATGATGGGGGGGGGTATTTTATTATTAATGGTAGTGAAAAAACCTGTTTAGCACAAGAAAGAGCCGCAGAAAATAACATTATGTGTTTCAATGTTAAGAAAAATAATAATAAGTGGAATTGGCTCGCAGAAATAAAATCTATCCCAGATGATAGATGTATTTCACCCAAACAAATTAATATTACAATAGCAGCAAGAAGCACCGGGGCGGGTCATTGTATTTATATTCAAATTCCAAGAATTAAAGCACCTATTCCATTATTTATTGTATTTCGAGCTCTAGGAATTTTATCTGATAGTGATATTTGTAAATATATTCTTTTAAATATCAAGGAGAAACCTATGAAAAGAATGCTATTTGCGTTGAAAGCATGTATTGTCGAAGCACAAAAATATAATACACAAGAAGAAGCATTAACATATATTGTAAATCAGGCTATGTTTACACCTATTAATATGACAAAAGAAGAAGGATTGGCGAAACAAACAGAATTTACTGAAAATGTCTTAAAAAATGATTTGTATCCACATTGTAAAACAAAGGTTCAAAAAATATATTTTATGGGATTGATGACCAACAAACTATTACAAACCAGTTTTGGATGGCGAAAAATAGATGACAGAGACTCATATAAAAATAAAAGACTTGACCTTTGTGGAGTTTTATTAAATAATTTATTCAGAAATTATTTTAACAAACTTGTAAAAGATATGCAAAAACAAACCGTAAGAGAAATTAATAATGGTTCTTGGAAATCTACTGATAATTACAAAATTATTATTAATAAAACAAATATTTACAAAATTATAAAATCTACTACAATTGAAAATGGTCTTAAAAGGGCTTTGGCTACAGGAGATTTTGGTATTAAAAATACAAATTCAAATAAAGTAGGTGTCGCACAAGTATTAAGCAGGCTAACTTATATCTCAAGTTTAAGTCATCTTAGACGTATCAATACCCCTATTGATAAAAGTGGGAAATTAATTCCACCTAGAAAATTACATAACACTCAATGGGGGATGGTTTGTGCAGCAGAATCACCAGAAGGTCAAAGTGTTGGAGTTGTTAAAAATTTAGCTTATATGGCTCATATATCTGTAGCAAGTTTAAGTCAACCTATTTACGATGTTATCGAAAAATTTATTAAACCATTAGAAGATTTTACATTTGAAGAACTTTATGGAAAGGTAAAAGTTATTATAAATGGTAATTGGTTAGGTACAGTTGAAGATCCATACAAATTTTACTTATATATGAAGAAAAAAAAATATCAAGGTATTATTAATATATACACTAGTGTTGTTTTCAACTTTCGTGAAAAAGAAATTCATATCTGTAATCACGCAGGTAGAATTATGAGACCAATATATAAAGTAAAGAATAATAAATTGTTGATTACACCCGATATTGCTGACAAAATTATTAAAAAAAAATTAAAATGGGATGATTTACTTGTTAATCATAATATACCCGAATCTGTAATTGAATATATTGACGCAGCCGAACAAAACAGTTCATTAATTGCTATAAACCATAAAAGCTTTAATGCTGAAAAAACAAAACATTATAAATACACTCATTGTGAAATTCATCCATCAACAATATTCGGTATTTTAGCTAGTTGTATCCCATTCCCAGAACATAACCAGTCTCCTAGAAACACGTATCAATGTGCTATGGGAAAACAAGCGATGGGTATGTATGTAACTAATTTTAAACATAGAATGGACAAAACTGCTTACGTACAAACTTATACGATGCGTCCTCTAGTAGATACTAGATTAATGAATATGATTAAATTAAATAATATACCTTCCGGAAATATGGTAATTGTAGCTATTATGAGTTATTCTGGATATAACCAAGAAGATAGTATTTTGTTCAATCAAGGATCTCTAGACAGAGGATTATTTGGAGCAACTATTTATCATACAGAAAAAGATGAAGATAAAAAGATTCAAGGAGATGAAGAAATTAGATGCAAAGCAGATAGAAGTAAAACTAAAGGTATGAAATTCGCAAATTATGATAAATTAACAGATGCTGGTGTTGTACCCGAAAACACATTATTAGAAAACGGAGATATTATTATTGGTAAAGTTGTTCCTATTAAAGAAAATAGAAACGACCATACAAAAACTATTAAATACCGTGACCAAAGTAGAGTATATAGAACAAAAGAAGAAAGTTATGTTGATAAAAATTATATTCATAGAAATGGTGACGGTTATACATTTGCCAAAATAAGAACCAGAGTTTATAGAAAACCTCAAATCGGCGATAAATTTAGTTCAAGACATGGACAAAAAGGCACTATAGGGTTAGTTATTCCCGAACAGGATATGCCCACAACTATAAACGGTGTTAGGCCAGATATTATCATTAATCCTCATGCTATCCCTTCTCGTATGACAATAGCACAATTAAAGGAAACATTACTCGGAAAAGCATTATTAGATTTGGGATTATTTGGAGATGGTACTAGTTTTGGAGAACAATCTATTGAAAGTGTTTGTGGGGTTTTACAAAAATTAGGTATGGAAAGAAATGGAAACGAAATTTTATATAATGGAATGACTGGTGAACAATTAGAAACATCAATATTTATCGGTCCAGCATTTTATCAAAGATTGAAACATATGGTAAATGATAAAGTTCACAGTAGAAGTTTTGGTCCTATGGTAGTATTAACAAGACAACCAGCAGAAGGTAGAAGCAGAGATGGCGGATTAAGATTTGGTGAGATGGAACGCGATTGTATGATTTCACATGGTGCAAGTCGGTTTACAAAAGATAGAATTTATAATTGTAGTGATTCATTTCAAGTATTCACATGTAATAAATGCGGATTAATTGCGGTTTATAATGAAGAGAAAAAAATACACGTATGTAAAACATGTAATAATAGAACTAATTTTAATAAAGTTGAAATCCCATACGCATGTAAATTATTATTTCAAGAATTAATTAGTATGAATATCGCGCCCAGAATTATAACAGAATAAGAAAATTGAATAAAAAATTTTTTATTAATAATGTATTAAAAGAAATAACAATGGCATATTTTACCGCATCAAAAATCGTATTGACACAATTATTAAATCCATCAACATATTCTCATCATGTTATACAAAATACCTCAAGGCAAGATTTTGCAACTTCTGGATCACACACTCCCGATGAAAACAACCCATTCGATTTCGTTGTAGTAGCTGATAGTCATGGAAGTGGTTCTAAGAGTGATTATTATACAAAAATGTTCGCTAACATTAAGTGGGGTGAGTTTCTTGATAACATTTGTCCCGATTCATATATCGGGTGGCGTGAAAAATTGATGGATAAATGTAATATCAAGGAAAACACTTATCGTATTGGAACCACATTTACTT